GGTTTCAGCAGTTGCACCAGTGGTTAAATCTGCATCTGTTACTGAATTAGCAACAACTAAGTTGCCTAGTGCAGATACAGGAATAACCGCTGAAGTGATAAGAGTACCATTCAGTTCAGGTGCGAACGTATCACCCGTACCGAAGACTTCCTCTAACTCTACATAAGTAGCGATAATCCGAGAGTAAGGAGGAACAGTGATGGCCTGAGCAGCCGAAGCGTCCAGTTCATCAAATGTTATCTCGAAGACAGCAGTAGTAACACCGTCTGCACCTCGCATAGCACCTTGCATACCACCTAAGCCCAAAGGACCATAGCGTTTACCCACACCTAAACCGGCTGGGTCTGTTTCATAACTCATAATGTATCTCCTTACGCAATTGCGGTTGCAGAGGTTAAAATAACACCCAACGTATCAACACGTTGAACACCTAGACCAAATCGAGCAGTCTGAACGAATTCATCACGCTGTTTGTCCTTATTACGATCACCTTCAACACGAGGCATTTGTCGCCAAGCTGACATCAACGGTTTACAATGGTCGTCTGCAACACACATAAAGATGTTTGCTACACCAGCAGTTACCGCAGCAGAACCAGAATCCTGAGAAGCAATTGTTTCTGTAATACCATTAGGTAAGCGGTTAGAGGTCATAATGTTCCAACCATAAAGGTTGATAACAAAACTATGTTCACGAGCAAACCCATTCTCAAAGATAGCCTGTACTGTAGGGTTAGCTGCTAAGTTACCGACTTGAGCTGTAATATTAAATACAACATTAAAGGTAGCTTCAACAACCGGGTCAACAATACCCATACGACCTGCCATTGGAACTTCAGCTTTATCGAATGCTAAACGCATTTTGATAAGGTCTGACAGAGCCATAGTGACATTAGTACCTGTACCAACACGACGATGAGCAAAACCATTGATGTTATTCACACCAGTAGCTGTCTGAGCACCGTTCAGGACAGAGAAAGCACGAGTCTCGTAGTACTCTTGAATAGCACGAGTAGCTTCTTTACCACGTACCGCCAATAGTTGCTCAATCTGAGCACCATCTTGACGCATTTTGTCTGTTACATACCAACCGTCACCGATATAATCAGTAATAGTTAACTGAACAACACCTGTCTCGATTGGAGAGTAAGTGATTGCAATATCTTCTTCTACTTCTTGGATTTGGGCTTCACCGATGGTTTTAATACTTAACGTATCACCGCTACCGAAGTCCGATACATCACGATAAAACTCTGCTGGAAGCAGACCATCGTGCATGTTTTCCAATATAAAGTCAGAATACTGCTCCGCTTCTACAAAAGCGGTGTGACTTGATAAAATCATGGAGATTTCCTATATTATGTCTCAGCTATGCCAAGACGTTTTAATGTTCGCTGCTTACTTGCGTTAAAGGCATCTGTTAAGTCCTTAGAGGAGCTTAAGTCCATGACACTCGTAGGCTTTAGTTCAGGTTTCTGTAGAAAGTTTCCAGCATTTACACCTGTTGGGGTCGTAACCACATCAGTCTTTTGCTGTACACCTTCTACTCCCAGAACTTTAAGAGCAGCATTCGGATTGGTTGCAATCATGCTATTAATTTCTCCACGGGAGAAGCCAAGGTCGGCGGCTGTCCCATATAGTTTTTCACTAGCATCTTTGCCGAAACGGTCTTTGAACGCATTAGCAACGGTTTTAATGTTACTTGTCCTAGTTTCCGATGCCTTGGTTTCGCTAAAGTAATCCTTAACAATCCCAAGAACGTCTTCGGGGTTCATCGTAGAGACGTTATTATCGTCCTGCCCACTATCCTTAGACTGTTTAACAGCCTCCAAAAGTTCATCCAGTTTATCAGAAGCATTGCCTTTCTCTTTTAATGCAGTATTATCAGACTCTAAGGTCTTGATATGTTTTTGTGCATTAGCAGCTCCGACAAGAGCTTCTTCTATTGTTTTGTACTTTGGAGTACCATCATCGTTGACGAGACTATTTAACAACTGGTCAGTTGATTTCTCATCGGTTTTGATTTGCTCATCATTGGTTATAATGGACTCATCGGGTTTATTTTTATCATCAAAAATATCTTTGTCAGACATCTAAATTTCCTTTTGTAAGTTCAGGTAAGTACGAACCTTTTCTAAGGTTCTTTCGACACCATTACAGTCAGCCTGAAATTCTGACCATGCAGGTTTTTGATAAGATACTTTGGACAATCTGTCACGAGTGTTTAAGTCTAACATCTGTATCAAAATATTATCGAGAAGCTTGAAGAGGTCCTGATTTTCTAGGAGCCTCTTCTCTACCTCTGCTATTTCTTCAGGTCGGCAATCCTTCGTCCACTTCGGGTTCAGTTGGGGTTGCTGCGTCGATTTGACCTTCTTGTTGGAGGACATTCCCTAACTCCTGTAATTCCTGTTGTTCAATTAATGCTATATTTGGTCTAACTAAGTTATAACGACTTAATTGCAAACTATCTTCAATCAGTTTAGCAAGTTGTTTACCAGAGATATGAGGAGCAATCATCTCACCCATAGGTCCGTTTATGATTCCACCAAGATTCTGTAATAACTGAGCTTGCTGACCAAAGTGTCTTGCGCCTATAGGACGTATAGTCCCTGTAGCCATCAAATCGTTAGTAGAGACAGCTAAGAAGGTCTGAACACCAAGTTCATCATTGAATGTTCTTGTAACCTCTTCAATATCTCCTTCAAAGATGGCTGTAGCCAACATACTATTAAGTTCAGGCTCTAATTGATTTATTTCAAAATTATCAATCTTCTCTTGGAATATACGACCAGCAGCATTGTCTAAAGACTGTACTTCAAAAGCAGTCTTCTCACCGGGAGTACGAATACCCATAGCTTGCTTAGGAGCCCCAGCGAACTCTTCCATACGAGACTCTAAAAGCTGTATTTCCGAATTAGCGGCTGTTACACCGGAGAGGTTCTGACCAAGTTCGTCAACTGCACCATCTTCAGAGATTCTAATCTGAGTATTAGGCGACCAGATGAATGGGTCTACATCTCCTTTGATAACTAGAGGTGGATGTACCATCAAGTCTAAAGCATCTGCTTTCAGATTCTCTAAATCGTCAATCCTGTATTGCATTCCAACTAGATTTGCCAAGGGACCCATTGCGTAAAGATTGTTAGGACGCTTACGCCAACCAACCATATTAATTCTACGCTTACCAAGAGGATGAGGAATCTTCTGTTTAACAACAGTGATGCTCCTGTCGATAACGACAATCTGCATATCCTCTTCAAGGACCTCCTTCTCTTCATCCCAAATATCCCCTTCAAAAGTGAGAACTTCTACGTAATTACTTCCGTAATATTCACGTAAATCCCCAAAACCGTCCACACTAAAACGGACAGCTCTATTCCAATCCGTACGTGAATAATTTCCAGAGGTTCTTCGTATCTGGTTTGATTTAGAGAGAGCTGATGACCAATCTTCATCTGTAACTGCTAATTTAGCAACTTCACCAATTCCCATAATCTTCCGAACAATCGTCGGAGCCATATAGAATTCTGGAGCTAATGGGTTAAACACGATATCCATAGGGTCTATTCGATAGACTTTAGGACCTGTATAACCTTTAATTTCATCACCCGTCTTCGGGTCGTAAGAGCTTTCTCTTAAATAACTATTTGTACTGAAAGCAAGACCAGTGTCAATATAATCATATAACAAAGCTGACTCAGTATCCCGAAGGTTACTTTGTTTTGCCTTTGTAGTAATGTAGCTCTCGATAGCACCCTTCTTCTGAAGAGTTTCATCCGCTAATGTATCACCTTCCCATCTAACCCAATTATCATTAGGAAAGAGAGCACTGAGGTAATTAGCGTGTAAATTATCACGTATTTGACATAATTTAGGAATAGTTGTCTTATTCTTCCATTCTAAGTCATCTACAGAAGTTGTCGTAGTATCTGTAGCAAATACAAAATTCTGGACTTCTAAGACTTCCTGCATCCACGGGTCTCGTTTCTGGTTCCATACATCCCAGAGACCTCCAATTTCCTTGGCAACATCATCTGCGTTATCTGAAAACAAAGACCGCAGTTCTTGCACTTTTCCTGCCATATTAAATTATCCCCGGAAAGACATGCCACCGAATCGTTTATTAAATTGAACTACATTACTCTGTAACATATCTTGACCCTCGAATTTACGAGGAGGTTTAGCAATCTCAATAACACTCGCTAAAGCGTCTTTCAAATCGTCATGTTTTGGTCTAGCTAAGAGAACTTCCTCTTCTAAAGCTGGAGTCCAACCCCCTTTCTTATGCCAGATAGTCTGATTTTCATATCTATGCTCAATAACAGCACGAATACGTTCTTCTTTACTACCCTGATGTCTAGAGGGTCTATGGTCTTCTACAGGGAGGGTCATACCTTCCAGTCGAATCATATCCTTAATATCATTAACGATAATTACCTGAGCGGCTGTAGTCTCTGCCCGAAGCTTCTTAAAGGACCATTTACCATGAGCTTCTACGATATTTTCAAAGAATACCTTTGTTTTATTTGTTTTAAATCTATAAATATCAAGAATGTAGATATAACCTTCAGCATCCATACCAATTACAACAATAGCTGTATAGTCTGACTTAGCTTTCTTACTATAAGCAAAATCAATAGAGGCATAAACATTTAAAGGTCTTTTCCTAACACACCATCTACCTTCAAGGTATTCAACATCCCTTTCTTCAAAGTACTGAAAGCAACTTCTATTAAGACGATTACTTCCAACTTCATTAGGATTATTGTAATACTGTGCATAGAATTGAGTCTTATCCTCATACTCTGCATAGATACGTGCTAAAACATTCTGACTGAATCCATATGCTTTACCGTCATCTCTAAAAGCTCTAGGCCATAGAAATATATTATCTTCTTCTACTTTCTCTTCTAATACTTTCCATACAGGAAGTGTATCTAGAAGCTCTCCAGTCTCTTCTGAGAAGACTTCGTAAGACTGACCTACCCAAGTGTCATAAACATCAGAAGGGTGGTAGCGAGTCCCACAGGCCATCGTAAACCCACCGGGGTTTCTTATAGAGGTGAACTGTGAGGATTTTTTACGTACAAGTTCTCGCCCATCTTCTGTATATGCATTTTCAGGAACGACCAAATCGTCAGGAACGATGATGTCAGCGTGCCATCCCGTTGTGTTAGTTGTAAGTCCAGCGGTACTGATTGTAGCATCTCGTATTGCCTCGTCATTTCTTCGTTGATGGTCAATACTAATCTTTCTATTATTCCACTGAGTACGTTTACCCTCCATCGGGTTAATGTATTCAGGATAAAGCT